TTCGCGAACATCGTCCCCGGGCAGAAGAACGAGCCCCTGTTCATGCTGTTTGGAAACAGCGACTACGAGAAGCTGATCCACGCGACGGACATAGAACGGATCATGGCCATCGCCGGCAAGCTCCAGGGCATGTCCAAGGAGAAGCAGTTCCAGTGGGCCAACATGGTCGGGATTCCCGACTCCTTCCTCAGAGTGCTCCAACTCGGCCCGGATAAGATCAAAGCGCTGATGGGTGAGGCCGGTAAGTCGGGGGAGATCATCCCGGCCGACGTCGCCAAGAACGCGAACGAGGGCCAGATCGCCATCAAGCACATGACGGAGAAGATCGAGGAGCTGGGGGCAGAGATAGCGTCCCGGTTCACGCCCGTCCTCGAGGACCTGAACAAAGAGATGGGGGTCTGGCTCAGTCAGAATCGGGAACTCGTCGTCCAGGACATCAAGGACGTCATATCCGGGATCGGAGAAGGTTTCCGAGACTTCGGCAAAGCGCTCTCGTGGGTCGGGGACAAGTTGAAAGGCTTTTTCCCCCACATAGACAATTTGCAGGAAAAGGTCCGGTTGCTGATAGATATTGGCCTGGGGGTATTTGTCACCAAACAACTTTTACCTTTTGCAGAAGCCCTTGGCGGTCTGGCTTTGGGGTTGGGGAGCGTTGGCCCGGCAGCGGTCGGGGCTAGCGCCGCATTAGGCCCGCTCATGGCTGTTGTTGGAGGCGCTGTTGTTCTTGTGGGGGCCCTGGCGACGCACACCAAGGAATTGAACGATAACCTGAACGACACTATTCGAATCAACGACCATCTTGGATATCAGCGGGGATATCTCGTCGATCCCAGCAAGCAGGAACAGGTCGGGACGGTCGAGGCCATTCGCCGAAAGATCAAGAAAGACTTCCTCGACCCCTTCGACCAGAAGATGCAGGACTGGGGTCTACAGGAAAAACCTCTCGGGGGAAGGTTCGGCGAAGGATCCAGTAAGGTCCAGGTCAAGGGCCAGCAGGCCTGGGTGGGATCGGACGACCGGGCCGTAAAGATCATGGACGCCTTGGTCAAGAGCGGTTTTTCTAAGGAAGCCGCGGCGGCCCTCACCGGCACGTGGGCCTACGAGTCGGCCGGGCTCAACCCCGACCAGCACGAGTTCGGAGGAGGCGCCGGCTACGGCCTGGCCCAGTGGACGACCAAGAAGAGAAAGAAGGCCCTCGAAGAGTTCGCCCGGTCCATGGGGAAGCCCGTTTCGGACATGCAGACCCAGGTCCAGTTCGCGATCCACGAGATCATGACGAGCCCCGAATACGCCAAGCTCAAGGGCTCCGGGTCCCTGGATGAGATGCTCCACGCCGCCGTCTACTCGTACGAGCGGCCCAGCAACATGGCCCTTGAGTACAATCGAGCGAGGCCTCTGGCCCAACGGTACTTGAACATGCAGTCGGGAGGAAACGTGGACATCGACGTCACTCAGCACATCCATGGGTCCGACGCGCATGAGATAGCCGACCGGTCTCAGAAGAAGATCGTCCCCTACCTTCAGCAGACGTATCCCGGCAGCACGTCCGCGGCGGTGGGCTGATGTCCGTACTCCAGGCCGTAGACAACGCGGTCATCGGCGGAGACATAATAGCCGTGATGGTCCAGCAGGCCCTCCGGCAGACCGTCCTATACGGTGCTGTGGCGGGCGCCGGAGTGTATCAGCCGCCGCCGATCTTCGTGGCCGGAGTCCCGGTCACGGCGCGCCTCCAGGAGGTCTATCAGTACCGGGCGGAGGTGACCCGGTACGCCATCGAGTCGGCCGAGATCGCCTCGGACCACATTATCCTCTACCCGATCGAGATCGAGGGCACCTTCCAGGTCGGGAACTGGTATCCCGGGCAGGCGGAGTATTCTCTGAATCTGTTGGAGCAGGTGTGGAAGGCCAGAAATCTTCTGACTCTCATCACGACGCACAAGCAGCTTCAGAACATGGTCCTCCGGGAGTTCCGGGCGGAGAACGCGGCTCCTCAGTGGGGGAAACTCGACTATCACGCCGTGTTTCAGCAGATCCCCCTGGTGACGATCCAGACGCAGAACTCTAAGTCTCAGACGGCGGCCACCCCTCAGACGGGCGGGTCGGACGTCTCCAACTCGGCCAACCCTCCGGTCAACAACGGCGGTCAGACGCCCCAAGCCGTCAACAACGGTGAAGCATCGACGACGGGGAGCAATACTTACGAGGCCGGCTCCAACACGTTCTCGCCAGTGGGATGACGATATGAGCACTGTTCCTTACTGCTACACGATCTCCCTGACCCCCGACGGCCAGGGACAGACGACCGTGAATCTGGGGACCACCACGATCACCCTGGTCACACGGTACAACTACTCGGCTAAATGCTGGTGTATGGACATCCTCGACGTGAACGCGGACTTGATGCTCGCCGGCGTCATGCTCGTCCCCGGGGTGAACCTCCTGGCTCCGTATCCGTCTCAGGCCGCGATCATCGGCGCCCTCGTCCTGGCCGAGAACGACTCCGGAGACTATCAGAGCTCGACGGGGTTGGGAGTCGACACGACACTCCTCTGGTTCCCGCCCGGAACTTCGGTCCTGATTCCAGTCCCGGCAGCGGGGTGGTGATGGGAGCTCAAGACTATCCGTTCTTAAGGCAGGTCGAACTCTACATCTCAAACGTCCCCGAGTGGCAGGGCGGCGGGTCTCAGGCCCAGATGGTCAAGATCGTGGGCGACGGAACCACGAACACCCTGAGGATAAGGTTTGAACTCCGCAAGCACTGTATGTCGACGGCGGCGCCGTCTTTGATCCACGTGTACAATCTCAGCTCGCAGCTCAGAAACACCCTGGCTAAGATCGCCGGTAAAAAAGAGGGCGGCTCCGAGATAGAGCTAAAGATCGGATGGCAAAACACCCGAGTGATGACGGTCTTCTCCGGGAGCCTTCTTGCCTGCTACAGCGAACGGCAGGGGCCCGACATCGTCACCACGTTGGTCAGCCTGGCGGAGTTCGGGTCGATGGTCCGGACGGTCATCTCTCAGACGTTCAACGCCGGGGCTACCCTGGTGTCCATGATAAAGAGCATCGCCGGTCAGATCCCGAGCGTTACGATCGGCCAGATAAACGTGACGGACGTCACGATCGGGAATCAGGGCTGGAGCCACTGGGGAGCCGCGAAGAACTGTCTGGACCGATTGGCGAGGATATACGGCTTTCACTACTGGTTCGACAACGGGGTCTTCCACGCGTGCGACGACGCTAAGGTCCTGTCCGAGTCGGCGATCCCGCTCGTATCGTACAAGAATGGGCGCTTAAAGCGGGTCGAGCCGATCCTGACGACTCCGTTCCAGCAGTTTAGCGGCGTCACGGTCCAAGCTCTGATAGACCCCAACGTCCTGGTGGGCGGATCGGTCCAGGTGGAGAGCAAGATAAATCCGAGTCTAAACAACAGGTATCAGGTGACGACTCTCACCATGACTGGGGATACGCACAGCAACGAGTGGGACATGAGGATCGAGAGCCTCTACTGGCCGGGCGGCCAGATGATATACACGGGCGGGGGAGCGTGATGGATCACAGCTTATCGGGAGAGGCGGCGCAGATCGCCGAGATGATCGACCGGGCCATGCAGAATTATTGTACGGCTATGCCCGGAACTATAACGGCCTTCAACCCGGGACCTCCTCAGAGCGTATCTGTGCAGCCGAGCATCCAGATGCAGGTGAACGTTCCCGGAGTTCCCGTCTCGAAGGACCTGCCGCCCATCGTCAACGTGCCTCTGGTGATACCGTTCGGATCGACGGCCGGGTTTGGGATCACGATCCCCATAGAGCCAGGAGATCCGGTTCTCCTGGTCTTTTCGCAGCGAGCCATCGACAACTGGACGGAGTTCGGTGGAGTTCAAGCCCCCGGGGGTGGAACAAGCTGTAGACACCACGATCTGACGGACGCTTTCGCGCTTCTGATGCCTTCTCCCACAGCCGGCGGAGCCTTCGGGGCCTGGCAGTCGGACGGGATCGAGATCCGAGACCGAGCCCGGGACAACTGGTTGAAAGTCCGTTCGAACGACGTCACAGCCAACTCGGGGAGCAACACTTTGGTCATGAACGCGTCCGGCATCACGATCACGGGGGGGGCCGTCGTAATCGGCTCGGCGACCACGATCGACTCTCGTGTTTTCTTGCAGCACAAACATAGCGGCGTGGCCACCGGTTCGGGCCAAACTGGGGGAGTCGTATGACGGAGACAACGCCGGACTTTCCGGTCAGCACCGACGACATAGTGGTAAACCCGGAGTCCGAGAACTGGGGTCCGTTCTCTTTCGACGTTACGGAGGGCATCCCCGACGGAGACTCTGTCGCCTCGGCGACCGTCACCAGCACTCATCTGGCCACGGGCCTTGATTCTACGGCGGACCTCATAGCTTCCGGATCGATCTCGGTGGCGGGAAACGCCGTGAACGTCAGCTTCGACTATCCCGGGGACGCGTTCGTGGGAGTCCACTCGCTCCTGTTCGACGTGGTGCTCGCTTCGGGGCCTCAGCAGGGGTTCACGTTCGTCTACGTGACCGTGGAGGGACCGTCGTGACGATGACGTTCGCGATCGACCCGCTCACCAACGACCTGGTGGTGAACAAGTCGGGGACTCTTCAGATCGTAACGGGCGAGCAGGAAGTGAAGCAGCGCATTCTGATCGCTCTCTTCGAGCTGTACGGAGAGTACTTCTTGAACACGACCAACGGGGTCCCCTTCTACTCTGGGACCACGGCCTCGGGTCAGACGTACGAGGGCCTTCTCGGCAGCAAGAATCTGTCTCTGGTCGAGGCGATCCTCCGAATGGTGATCCTCGGGGTCCCGAACGTCCTCAGCATCGCGTCTTTGCAGCTGACGTACCCGAACCATCCGAGCCGGAAGGTCCTTCTCCAGGCTCAGGTGGAGGTCCAGGGGGCAAGCGGTCCGACCATAATATCTATCGTGACGGAGCTAACTCCGTCACCGGGAGCATAAGGACATGGGTTCTACCTTCGGGATAACACCTCAGGGGTTCGTCCTCAAGAGGTTGGCCGACATTCAGTCGGACATGCAGGCCGCCTTCGCGACGGTCCAGGACCCCGTGACCGGGGAGTATCTGACACCGAACCTGGCGGATGAGCGAGATCCGTTCGTTCTTTTGACCAACGCCGTCGGCGACTCCTTAGCCACCGTCTGGGAGCAGCTCCAGATGGTGGCCAACATGCTCGATCCGGCGGGAGCCACGGGAGCCACTCAATCGGCCATGGTGCAGCTGAACAATATCACGCGTCTCCCGGGGAGCTATTCGACCGTCCCCGTGAACTTGACCGGGACCCCCAACTCGACGATGGCGTCGGGAGCACAGTTCGGAGACCAGGCCGGGACGATCGTCTTCAACCTCCCGCAGGTCACCTTCGACTCAGGTGGAAACGCCACCGGGATCGTAGGCACCTGCACCGAGACCGGTCCGAACGCCCCGAGCCCCAACTCGGCCGGAGTCTTGACCAAGATGGTGACCCCTCAGTCCAACTGGGGGAGCGTGACGAACCCGTACGCCGTCACTCTGGGCACCGCCGAGGAGACCGACGAACAGCTTCGAGCGAGACAGCAGATCAGCACGTCAAACACGGCCGGCACGATCATCGAGGCTTGGGCGTCGGCTCTGGCAAACATCGTCGGGATCAGCTACGCGCGAGTGTATCAGAACGTGACGGGATCGGTGGACGGTCGTGGGATTCCGGCTAACAGCGTGGCCCCGGTCCTTCTGGCCGAAGCCGGCATAAACCTGGCCACAGACTCGGCTCTTCAGACCCTCGTCGCCGAGACGATCTTGAGCAAGATCAGCGTAGCCCCAACGTACGGGAACACGACAGTGGCGCTCACGGATGCTCTTGGAACGGTCTACGATATCGAGTTCACCATCCCGTCGTCGATCAACGTCTACGTCGCTGTCACTGTAAACATCG